GTTGTCAGTTCAGCCTCAGATAAATTGTCAAAATCACTTCGGCCGAATCCGCATCCTGACATCTTATACAAAATCAAAACCAACCTGAAGGGTACTGAAATAACTTCATACACCGTATGGGGAGATGAAGGATCACAAGCAGAATACATTCAGCGATTTGAAACCGAGAGGGAGGCCATTAATTGGATCGCGGAAAACTCTGACCAGCGGGTTATCTGCCACACCTGTTCAAACCCATCAAGCGGCATCCAGCGTAAGGGTTAACCACATATAAGATTCAAACCATTCTTCCGTGCGATTAGCCACGGGGACAAACAACCACAAAACAAAACAACCATAAACAAAAATGAATATCACAATCACAGGGCTACAATCACAATATCTCTTCCATCTGTTCGTGGGGATCAGGGATCAATATTCGGAACACGAACACGATGAACTCTGCTACACACATCTTCATATGTTACAGCAGATCAGAGATGCGTATGTGGAGGAAATCATGGGGGGGGACGAGCAGTCCGAACTGATGGACAATTTCCTCAATAAAACACACCGATCTCTAGGGCCACTCCTTGAACTCAGATCAGCGGGAATGTACATCAGTCCCCATGGGTACATCGGGAGGATGAATCACCTCGACAACCACAGCGTAGCGGTTCCAGATGTTTCCACATTCGGGATATACAAAGTGGATTTGAAATATCAGGACTGTAAGGTCAAAAGGTATAACGAATCTGGGTTCATCGAAATGATGGGCAAGCTGACCTCGGAGGACAGCGATACCGTGTTGAAAGTTCAACTGGCCACAATCAAAATATCAGCCAAGGAGATACGGGGTTGGCCAGATGGGGAACGCGAACAGAAAATCCTCAAAGATACCTGTGGTGGGTTCAGAATAATGAACCTGACTTCAACCTGTGCTTCACTAATTCCCCACCACGATGTTTATCACGGGGGACAGCGATACGAAGTGGTGGTCAGCCGAGCCTCAATTGAAACAGTACTGTCAGAATATGTGATCAGCAAGACCGCAACTGGCATGAACTACTATGGGGAATCCCAACCAGAATACTTCAACCGACTCTCACCGAATTGGGCAAACCGCCTAAACTCATAAAACAATAAGGAAATAACATAATGAATGATACCACACCAGAAAACTTGGGGAACGCAAACCGCGAACCCCTTCCAACTAAAACCGCCGTCATTGTTCGGGTCAGATGGGCCTTCATGGAGGGTCGAAAAACCGACAGGAAAGCCTCCGAGGAATACGCTACTCATTCCAATGCGGATTCGGATTCTCTGAGCGTATCCAAAAGGTTGATCCAACCGATCATGCTTCGGCCTCTTCGCCAGATACGATCCGCAACAAACAAATACATCAGAGCGAATACACATCCGTGGGATGATAACGGGGGTCGCCTCCTCGCCTCGAAAAAGGTTTCGGCATACCTGACCTTCATGAACAAGCAGAAGGAATTGTTTGAAACCGAAAAGAGAGAACTGCGAGGGAAATATGACCTGATTATTGATGATGCGAAACATCGGCTCAATGGATTGTTCAAAGTTGAGGAATTTCCTCCAATTGATGAATGGATTGAGAAATATGGGGTTCGCCTAGAAATGGAAACCATATCAGATGCCGATACGAGGCTGAACAATGTGGATTCAGAAGTTCTGGCCGAAATCAGGGACAGCGTAGCACAAAATGTTCAGCAGAAACTCAAGGACGCGAATCGTGAGAATTACCTGAGAATAATCGAAGCAGTTGAAAAACTTATCGGCAGGCTTCAAGCATTAGAGACAGGCGAAGCAGAGCGGTTCCGAAGTTCAACATATGATTCGGTAATCGAAATTCTCAAAACGGCAGATGACATGAACTTCGCAGATGACAAAGTTCTTTCAAAACTCATCAAACAGACGAAGGAGATATTCGCCGATAAGTGTTCCAGCCTTGAAGAATTGAAGGTAGGGGTTGGGGAACCGAACACAAAGCGACAGGATGCCACCGCATCGCTCAAGACAGCGGTGAATAGCATCATGGCTAACCTGCCACGATAAAACACACACCGAAACAACCGCAACGCCTCCTCCGTCCATTCAAGGGGCGGGGGGGGTTAACCTAAAAACACAACCACAAATGAATACAGAACTACAAAACCGACTCGGCATTGCCAGCAACCTCGACAAGCGTATCAGGAAACAGATAGGGAAATTGATTTTCCTTGAGCCGTTTTTTGCCTCGCTGGCCTTGGGAATGAAAATTGTAATTGATGACGAACCAGACACCACAGCTTATGTCAGCGGGGACAGAATGGGATTCGGCCCCGACTTCTGGGACAAGTTGAACCCCAAGCAACAGCGAACCTTAATCTGTCATGAAGTCATGCATAAGGCTTTACTCCATGATCTGAGAATCCCCAACGAAGCCAGAATTGATTCGAGCGTTTTCCGTATCTGGAATCAAGCATGTGACTTCGCAATCAACCAGCACCTGACTGATAGAGACCGATTTGAATTTCCACCAGATGGTCAGACGAATCCAATGGACCTCGCCAGATTCAAAAATCAATCAGCCGAACAAATCTTCAAAACGCTCATGGATGAAAGAAAAGATGAGGAGGAAGATGAGAATGAGGATGAAAAACAACCCGATGAAGATACCGAAGGGGACGGCGAAGGAGACGGCGAGGGTGATAGCGAAGGAGATACCGAAGGGGATAAACCCACCGAAACCGAACAGCCACCTAAACCACGGGAATGGGGAGAGGTTAGGCCGAGTGAACAAGAGGCCGATAAGCCAGAACAGGAGGCCAGAAGGAAGCGGGAGGTCAGGCAGGCCATTCACTCTGCTCAGCAAGCGGGAAATATGCCAGCGGGGATCACAACCGACATCGAGAAAACATTCAAGCCCACCGTCCAATGGGAAATGCTCCTCGAAAGATTCATCGAATCAATCTCACCAGTTGATTACTCGTATCGCTCACCGAAACAAATCGGGGACATAATCCTACCTAGCTTTTCAGCCGAATCGCTCGGAAGATTGGCGGTCGTTGTTGATACCTCTGGCTCAATGACTCCACCGCATCTCGAAAAAGCCATATCGGAACTAAGGGGTGCCACTCAAGTATTTGCCGAGCAGGGGATGCCAGATACCTTTTCCTTAATATATGCTGATACGGAAGTACATTCCGCGGTTGAACTATTACCAGATGATCCCATCCCGTCTCCGAAGGGTGGGGGGGGTACAGATTTCACATCCGCATTCGACTTCATCGACAAGTTGGACGAACCGCCTATTGGGGTCATCGTCCTTACAGATGGTTTCGTTCATGTGGATAAACTTCCAGAAGCAGAATCATTATTCTTAATCACGCCAAATGGCTCACCGCAATTTGGAAACGACACCGATCTAGCGGTGGTCAGGATGGAAAACTAAACAACCATAAATCAACCATACCAAAACAAAAAATGAATACGAAAACATATACAGCCACAGCACGGGAATTACTTAAAAACAAATTCCAGTTTCTCACTCTCGGGGCTCCTGGCCTCGGAAAAACTAAAATCATTGAACAGCTTGCGGAGGAATTGGATTATGACCTAATAATAATGCACCCCGTGGTATTCGACCCAACTGACCTCAAAGGCGTACCAGCGATTGTTCGGGGCGTAGAAGATGGCGAGGGGGGGTATACCGAAACTAGGGCCGAGTTCTTACCCACGGCTCAACTCAGGAAACTACTGGATGCGGATAAACCCACCATCTGTTTCCTAGATGATATTGGTCAAGCGTCCAAGGGGGTACACGCGGCACTTATGCAACTGATAATGCAACGGGAGATAAATGGCCACCGAATATCTGACCATGTTGTTTTCACAGCCGCTTCTAACCGCAAGAAAGATAAGGCGGGAGTCACGGGAATGATCACTCCGCTAATCAGCAGGTTCAAAACTCGGCTGAAGATTGAGGCAGATGTCAATTCATGGACAGAGTGGGCATACGAAAATGAAATTGCTCCAGAAGTCATATCGTTTGTGAACTGGAAGCCAGATATGCTACACAGCTTCGATCCGAACTACCAAGATGCGGATGGGGAAACAATGTCTAATCAACCTAGCCCGAGAACAATCGAAGCGGTCAGCGACCTTTTCAAAGTGGGTTTGAAATCCCATGAGGTTTTGGAGGGAGCAGTCGGGGAGGCATTCGCCACCGAATTTCTTTCATTCGTAGAAATGATCGAGACACTCGGTAGCATTCCTCGCAAAATTGCCACGGGGGGGTCTGTTACATTAGACGATCTGGAATCGTCCTCGCCGAGCATCCTGTTTGCCCTAACTCAATGTTTGACACAGATGACCGAAAAGCATTTTGTGAACATCGCCAAATGGGTACACCGAGAACTGCCAACCGAATACCAAGCCAAGTACATAACCGACTGCGAAAAGCGGTTTCCAGAATGTACCGAGCAGGAAGGTTACACCGACCTAGCAATCGTAGCAAACGGCCTCGTAAATGGATAACTAATTTCGGCCGAAAAACAACGAGAGGGGCAGAGGACCGTGGTTGGCCTTTGTCCCTCTTTATTTTGTCATTATGAATGAATACCGAGTAACCACGAAAGTCCCCGCTAGTCATAGGGGCATATATTGGCATTGGATGATGGGCGTGTACCTACCGCTCCTTAACAGAGCGACTACCTCCAGTCGGTATATCCTACCACCAACTAACTTCAAAGAACTCCTACATACGCCTATGGGGCCTTATCAAGTGTGCGACTCAGCATCAGGGGCGGGAGGGGGTACCATAGCCGTACAGAGGCATGATTTTGCCCACTGCTCCAATATGAACCCTTGGGAATTGGACAGATACGCAGATCGCTTCCGTATTCAGCACAGGCTTTACAGGAGAAAGGATCAGGAAAGTGCCGTACTTATTCTTGATGCCTCAGGCGATGATAGATTCGTTGCTCCACATCCTTACAATGGGATGCCCAACCTGCCAATGGTTCAACTTTCAGTCGACTTCTTGGCATACGATGAGGTCTGCCATGTGCTGACCAAAAATTGTCTCATTACGGAGTTAGCCGAGAAGGTTTCTAAGTACAAAAGGTTCGTGTCCCAGACCAATTCACTCCTCGCGTTTATGCCTTTTGTTCCTCGAAAAAGTACATGGTATGACTTCACGGGGAAGACAAAACTACTGAAATACTTCCGCAACTTCACAGACCTCAACTCCATAAGAGTCACACGGAAGGAATTAATAACATTTATGCCGTCCGCTGAAGAGTTAGCGGTGAGAATGGGGCTGTGAAATTGGAGATAGTTGGGGATAGTTGGGGAAAAAAAGCGGTGGGGGAGGTGTGACCACTTCCGCATTGTCTAAAGTCCGAGGTCTTTACTGAGGTCTAACGCAGGCATTACAGGTCGCTAAAGTCTAAAGTCCGAGGTCTTTACTGAGGTCTAAACTGATCATCGCAGGTCGCTAAAGTCTAATTTCGGTGGTCTTTACTGAGGTCTAACCTGATCATTTCTGGTCGCCATTGTCTGAACAATATGTGGCTATGTCTGGGAGTGTCGCTAGATTAGTACGGTCTAAGCGGATGAAAAAGATGGCGGGGGGGGTCAAGTGCGGTCGCTATTGTCTAAAAAGCTAGGTCAAACTGAGAGACCTCAACTGATCACTCAGGTCTTTTTCTTTGGTCATCGCTGATCACTCAGTTCACCATTGTCTAATTTTGTGCGGTCAAACTTTTGGTCACCACAGGTCACACAGTTCACCATTGTCTAAGTCCGCAGGTCAAACCACAGGTCACCACAGATCAACAGCGGTCATCAGAATCTAATCTAGCAGGTCGCAGTTGAGGTCTCAGCTTAGGTCTGAGGAAAGCCACAGATTTAGGCTAGCTTTTTGAGCCAAAGACTCAGCCATCTAAAACTTTGACTTCAAGCTTAGATTTAGGCTATTTAGGAAGCTAATGTCTCCGATAGATTCTAATAAGAAAAGTTCAGTCGCTGTCTATCGTACTAAGTCTGCGGGTCTTGGAACGGGAAGAATCGGGGGGTCTAGCACCCCCCACCCAATAAATTCCTTGACTTTGTTAGCCACGGTGCCCCCCCCCGCCCCCATTACTTTTTCAGTTTTTTCCTCGAAGAAACACTATTTACACTAACGCAAGAATGCTGAATAAAGAACAGGCTGAGCAAGTACTGCGAGGCGATACTCAAAATATCGTTCGCAAAGTGTCAGAGGGGAAGCCACTTACGCCAAATGAACGCAGGTTCATCGCTGACTATGCTGGAGCAAATCAGACGGCAAAAACAATTGTCGAACTGTCAAATCTACTCGGTGTTAGTAGACAGTCGATTTACAATTGGCAAAAATCCTCAGACGCTCCTCAGAATCTCAACATTACGGAGTGGATTGGTTACATTGAGACGAAGGAATCTACGCAAACTCAGGGCGGGGGAAGGGTTGCGGTAGGGGGGCGGCATTGGTCGGCTCAAGAAATCATAGACCTGAAGGCTTTGGAAACTCAGGAGCGTCACAGAAGGCAGATAGCCGAGCGGAAACTAAAAGAGATAGAACTGAAAAAGATCGAAGAGGATTGGGTCCCCATCTCCGATGCAAAACAGATCATAGCGAGAGTGACTAGCACGATGTCTCGCTTGTTGGAAAACTTCCCAAGGAGGTACGCGAACCAGATCGACCCTGCGAATGCCGAGAAGGTAGAGGCTGACCTTCGGGTGTGTATCAATGAAATGTTAACGCAACTTCAAATGGAGGTAGAATGACCGAAGGTAACACGCTAAAAGACCTAGTAAAACTTGCGATTGATCTGTTTCAAGAGCCTGAGATTTACGACGCAAACATCGGGAAGGAACTCATTGATCTACTTTTAGAAATGAATGACTTCGACATGGCCGAACTGGAGCCTCTGAAGGAATCCGTGTCGGAATATTGGAACATGCCTAGCACCACTACCAAGCATTGGGGTACGGAGGAGATTATGAACCTTGCCCTCGTTAGTGTGACGAACTATGAAGTGAAGGAATGCTTGCTCAAATTCATAAAGGCAGATGACCTCATCGCAACAGAAGACGAGTAACAATCGGTGAAGGTGGTACCATACAACGATGCGGTACTCCATGCCGTAGAGGAACCCACCCCCCGAAACGAAGTCACGGCTATCGCGAGTGAGCTGTCGGCAAGGTTGATTGACTTTTATGAGATCAGTCCGCTGAAATGTATTGTCTACCTCCAACAATTGATCCGTGTCTACCGAACCTCGCCAGAATCATTTCAATTGGCATTACAGGTTCTGTCTGGGTCTGGAGAAGAAAAGAAATCGTACTCAGAACTAGCGAAGAAGGCTGGGACGAGTAGGCAATATCAGCACAAGCAAAGACAGCGTGAGCTTGCAAAACTATCAAAACAATTCCCGAAGGTAGCCGAGATTCTAAGGAAGAGTTTGTGGACGAATCGAAACGGGTAATCGTACATGGCAAAACAGTTCGACCTCAGGAAGTTTGCCCTTCAAGCCCTAGAGCCTTTTAAGACCACAAGCGTGGTAGAATGGGCTGAGAAAAATGTGGTTCTAAGTGAGCGAATTACCGAGCAAGCGGGGCTGTACTCTACCACTAGTTATCCGTATGTGAGGGAGGTCTTAGAGAGTTTCATTGACCCGAAGGTGAGGAACATTTCTCTGTGCTGGGGAAGCCAGACTAGCAAAACGACTACCATTTATGTAGGCGTGGGATATTGCGTTGATCAAAAGCCCTCTCCCATACTGATGGTGTACCCCACGGACTCGGTAGTGAAATCCTTTAGTCAGGATAGGCTAATCCCTTTCTTTTCGGAGACCAAATGCCTGCTAGACCGAATGCCAAAAACCTCTGAGGGCAAGATAGATACTGACAAAATAAGTACGCACCGCCTTGAGTTTGATCGCTGTTCTATCAATTTAGTTGGTGGTGGTAGCCGTGCCAATGTGAGGAACTATCCCGTCAGCATTCTTGTGCTAGATGAGATCGACATTATTTCTGAGAGCAGTCGCAGGGAGGCTCTAGATAGGGTCAAGGGTCGCAGGAACTATAAGGTGATCCAAGCATCGACTCCTCTGGAAGAAACCACGGGCATCTGGGGCGAGTACAATGCAGGGGATATGCGGAAATATCTCATGCCTTGTCCGCATTGTTTGAACCGCATTAGTTTCGAGTGGAAGGTTGGAGATAAGTTCTGTATTCGGTACGACAGAGAAAGAGGTAGAACAGCCGAAGGCTACAACCTTCCCGAAGTGATGGCTACGACTTTTTATTACTGCCAGAACTGCGATAAGCCAATCAACGACAAGCAGAAACAGACGATGATGGCTCAAGGGGAATGGGAACCTCAATCCACAAGCATTCGCCACCACAGTTATCATTTGAACAGCATGTATTCTCCGACTCTCACCTTCTCGGACATCATGGTAAAATGGATTCAGGCCCACGACAATGTAGACGGAATAAGGAACTTTGTACAGGGGTGGCTAGCACAGCCTTGGAAGGACGAAATCCTAAATGTAAGCGTTGAGAAAATTCAAGAACTAGAGGGCGATTATGAACGGGGGACCATCAAAGGAGACATCAGAATAATGTCTGTGGATGTCCAGCGAAGCCACTACTACTATATCGTTCGCGGGTTTGATAGGGACGGCACAAGTTACCTGATCGACCACGCCATGGTGCCAACTTTTGAAGACTTAGATACCGCCTTTCAGACCTACAAATGTCAGTACGGAGTGATCGACACGGGGTACGGAGATCGGGCACAAGAAATCTATGAACAGCTTTACTTACGCAGGAGAAACTGGACGGGAGTTAAGGGGTGGGCAACGATGAGTGTTCCGTATAAAGTTAACCTGATAGACCCGTTCACAGGCACGGGCAAACAGGGGAAACATAAGATCAAATTGATCCATTTAGATGTCACAGTTTGGCAGGGAGAACTCGGGGCTAGGCGAGCAGGTAAAACGAAGGGGTGGAAGCTTTACAAAGACCCAGACCTTATGTACCTTAGACAACTGAGTGCCAAATGGCAGTATGAAAGTGTGAACAGAAAAGGAGAAGTAAAAGTTGAATGGAGAAAAAAATCAGGAGCAGGAGACCATTATTGGGACTGTGAAACCTACTGCCTCGCGTTTAGTAAATTGGTGGGATTCGGCCGTGTACATGATCCGAAAAGACCTGACGCTCCTCTTCCACCAACAGAACCAGAAAGTAAACAAAATGAAAAGCGACCTAGCATCCGAAGGCCACAGCAAAAAAGCATTTGGTAGACACCTCAGAGATGGTGCCCATTGGGGCGTGGCGTGTTCTGCCTTCCTGATTGCTATGGCATTGGCTATCCCGACCGCGATTATTGCCTTACCTATATTGACGCTGTGTTACATGGTTAGGGTAGCGTTTCAGTCATGGCGAAAAGTAGCAAAAAAAACTTCAAGTTAGATTACACTAACTTCAACAGGATGATGAACATGCTTGCGGAAGCCGCGGGCAAGCAAAATACCAAAAAAATCATCAAGAGTAGGCTGAAGGCTGTGCTTGAAAAATGCGTAACAAAAACGAAGTCTTCGACAGCATCTAAAATCGGTAAACGCTTTTCAATAAAAGGTAGTCAGAAGGCTTTTGAGGACGCAGAAGTCCCTTTCAATGGGATCAACTATCCACAGCAATCTCCTGACCTAATTCCCAAGATTAGATTCGAGGGAGACAGGAATTTCCGCATTCCTTCGGATGTCAATTCTAGCAATTTTGCCAGAGTCAAAAAGAGGCTAAAAGGAATGAGAGCAAAGAGGCTAGGCCGAGTGGGATTGGCCAAATCTACATTTGTTTTCATTGCGATCAAGGCTGGCATTCTAAATTTAAAGGCAGACAAAAAAGCCATGACGGCATTTGCCAAAAACCCAGCTTACGGGGCAAGCTGTACAAGCGTGAAGCACACAGGGGCGGGTGCCAAGTACACATTACATTTTGAAACGACTTCTGCGACAGTCTACAACGGCACAGGAGGCAAGCAGGTCATCCAGAATGCGATCAAGGGACAGGAGAAATCTTTCGCCAAGCATATTAAGATGGGCGTATTAGAAGACCCTAAGAAATTCGAAGAAATCTATGGATTTGAGCTGGATTAGTTGACGGATCATCCTTTAAGTAATGACACCATGGCAGACATACAGAGCGTAGCTGACTTAGTAACACAGCGTGACAATATGCAGACGGCTCTTGACGAGCTTATGCTGACGGGTATCACGAACTATACCATCGGAGGTCGAACTGTAACTTATGAACTGAGGCAGGATTTGCAATCGCTCGTCAATCAACTCAATAGACGAATAGCCGCCCGAACGACTAGCACTACCAGAGCGTTGGGCTACAACCTCGTAGATTTCAGCCAGAAGACGAAAGTAATCGGGGCCCCAGTTGATGAAAGCTAACTTTTTCCAACGGCTTAGAAAAGCCACTAGATACGCATTCGGGATTGGCATTGGATACGATGCTACCAAGAACACTCGGTACCGCGAGCAGAAGAGAATTTACGGAGGAATCTTTACTGAAGATAAAGAATTGCCCCTCGGAGATCGGCTGTCAATGATCAGCATTCTTCTCGACCAGAGAAGGAACAATCCTTGTGTAAAAGCCATCTGCCGACTCCGCGAGGAGGATGTCATCGGTGGCGGTTTGAAACCCAGACCAGACACAGGCGACCCCGTGTTAGATGCCGAGCTACAAAGTTGGTGGGCCGAGTACGCAACCGACTGCGAGGTGACGGGGCTTTCGATGATGGAATCGCAAAAGTTACTGGCCTCATTGACGCTGATCCATGGTGACGGAGGCTTACTGCTTCTGGAAGATGGAAGGGTACAATTGATCGCAGGCGAACAGATCGGAGTGGATACGCCTAGCGTGTTTACACCCAATGCCACCGAGGATAAGGATGGGATCATTGAGGGAGTAGAGATCGACAGTAGCGGTAAACCAACTGGCTTTTATATTGGAACTTTGCGTGGAGGAGAACGGAGCAAAAGTGAGCTTGTTTCCGTAGCAGATTTCATCCACCACACCAAGCGAATGAGGATCGGTCAGTTGCGAGGAGTTCCAGAATTAGCAACAGCGGTCGATGTGCTGATGGACATTGAAGAGTACGAGAATATTGAAATGATAGCCGCCAAGGCCTCTGCGTCTTTGAGTGCCGCTGTCAAAAAAGAATCTGCGTTGGATTTTGAACTGGGTAGCCGAGAAGAGGAAGACAGCCGACTGGAGTACTTTGAACCTGGCCGTTTCCACTACTTAGAACCAGGGGAAGATGTCAGCGTGATCAGCCCAAGCGGACGGCCAAATGTTAACGCAATTGATTGGCTAATCTACAAACTGAGGAAGGTCGGAAGCACAATAGGCATCCCGACTGAGTACTTATTGATGACGATAGGCGAAACAAGCTTTTCGGCTTCTCAAGGCATGGTTCTGCTGTACCAAAACACCATCGAGGCTGAACAGAGATTCATGCAACAGACGATGAATAGATGGTGGAAATGGAAGTTGGCTCACGCCATTTCTCGAAAAGAACTAACCATAAAACAGGAAGTCAATCTCTCGGAAGTCCCTTGGCAATCTCCTGCCTTTCGGTGGATCAATCGCTCGTCCCAAGTTCAAGCTGACAGCCAGTATCTCCAGATGGGAGCCATGAGTATTGACCAACTCTGTACGCAGTTCGGCACAACTCCAGAGGAAGTTTTTACACAAAAAGCCAAGGACATTTCGAAGGCAAAACAGCTTGCCAAGCAGTACGATTTAGATTCGTGGCGTGACCTGATGAATCCGATTACTACATACGGAAGCTTTGCGTATCAACCTCACGAAGAGCCAGACGATCCCGTGCCTGTTGACACTCCGACTAATACTGAACAGGGATGAAAAATTAATGCTACCAGATAAGTTATCAAATCGGAATGCCTTTCGTCACGCAAAGGTAACGGACACCGTTGGTGTCATGCGAGACATAAGCCTGATCCAAGCGGGTGAGGCAAAGGGGCATGGAGTTATCGTTGATGAGCAAAGTCTGTACACGGCACTAGAGGTAGTCCCTTCTAAGATTCCCGCCTTTCTCACTCACAATGGAGCATTGGAGGCTGATAGAATCCTGAGCCAAATTGGTTACTTCCAAGGGTTCTATATTCTGGATGACAGGCTGATGGCTAAAGAGTTTGTGGCCTTGGATTCTTTCAAAAAAGACGAGCCAGACAGATACAATAGGCTGTTCGACATCGCACATGAGATTCCTGAGACATTCGGGATTAGCCTTGTGTTTGAAAACGAACTTTTTTGGATCACGGCAGACGGCAAAGAACTTTCGGCTAAAGACAATGAACGGCCTGCTGGTTCCAAATATGACATGCCAGTTGTTCGTTTCGTGGAAATATATTCGGCAGACTTTGTTGACGAACCTGCCTGTAATGACAAGGGACTTTTCAATTCACTCAAAAGCCAGCAAAACAAAAAAACCATTATGGAAGACACCATCGAATCTAGCGTCGAGGAAAACGAAACCACCGACACAGAGGCAACTGAAGAAGCCGCTGAAAAAGAACCCACTACTTTAGAGGCCGAATCCATGGAGGAAGTCGAGGAAGAAACCACCGAGTCCGATGATCCAGAAGACGAAGAAAAGGACGAAGAAGATACGGATGGAGAAGACGCCACATTGGACTTGATCTCAGAGGTAGCCCAAGGACTAAGCGACCTGAGTACAAAGGTAGACGCACTCGTTGCCACTACGGCTAGCCAAGGAGAAGCAGTTGAAAAACTCATGACCTTGAACAAGCTAGGGTTACTCAAAAAGGTTCAGCCCAAGCCAGTACAACAGAAGGAAGAAAACGAAGAGTCCCTTCGCGAGAAGTACATGAAACTCAACGGCTCAGAACTGATACAATTCACGAAGAAAAACAGGGGTCGACTGGCTCAAGCTTTGAAGACAAACCACTAGATTCTAACACGGAGATCAACATATAATGGCAACTACAATTGACGCAGACCTCGCAGGAAAAATCATTTCTGCCAACGCCCTTGAGGCATTCACCAAAAAGCTAGCACCTCTGCAAGCCTTCACGACATCGTTCGACTCAGATGCGGGACAAGTAGGCGAGAAGATCGTCATTCCTTACATCCCTGAGTTCGCAAATGACGGAACCTCTACCGTATCTGCCTTTACCGCAGGAACGACTTCGTATGACGCAGACAAGGACACGAAGATCAGCGAGGCTACCATCAACTTAGACAGCCATCTCTTCACCAATTGGAAACTGAATGATACGCAAGTTAGCGAGAACTCAGTTGCACAATTAGAGCGGTTCGGTCAGCAGAAAGGTGCCGACTTGGCTAACACAATTTTCGTCAGCATTTGCAGTACGATTCTCAACGACCCGTTTTCGACCTCAGAGGAAGTCCCAGCGTCAGCGTCTTCACTCTCCCTTGATGACATCATCGGGGCCAGAAAGGCAATGGTAACGAATGGTGGCGACCCCGCTCAATGCTCGCTGATTCTTAATTCGGACTACTTCGCTGGGCTTTTGAGCCTAACCGAGCTAACCGCCGATGCCTATGGCTCTTCCGATGCGATTCGCGGTGGTAAGGTTCCTTCCATTTTGGGAATACCAGCCGTGTACGAAACACCACAGTTGCCAGACAATGATGAGAGATTAGTTGGCCTGTTAGTTCATCCTGCCGCCATCGGTGTAGCCTTCAGATATCTTCAGCCTAATTCTGGTGGAGAAGCCGCTTACACTCGGACGGATAGATTGTCCAATGATGACGGAATGACCATGGGTTATCGACAGTTCTACAAAGCCACCACAGGCGAATCATTTGCTGTGCTTGAGGCGTTGTACGGATATGTCACAATCAACCCGAAGGCTTGCGTTCGACTTGTAACTCCAGCCGAGTAATCATTATGGCTACACTAGGCACAGTTTACGGAGAAAAGGCTGACGGCTCAGTCACGAACATAAGGACAGACGAGCTGGGAAAAGTCATGAGCATTTGGAAAGTCCGCAACCCAAACCAATTCGTAAGAATAGGATATTTCTCGGAACGGGGAGCCAAGAGAATCCGTAAGGTTGTCAGGGATGGGACAGTTCGATCAGACGCTACTTAGTAGTGATCTAGACCATATTATTGGTCAGCGAAGCACCTCCATCACGGGGGTGCTTCCCGCGTCCATTACCGATGTGGTTTTCGATGCGACTTGTACGCAGATGGACGAGTCAAGAGAAGTGGAAGTCAACGGGGTCTATCAGGATGCGGATTCGGAGTTCACCATCAACTCTACCAAGTACGACAATCTGCCTAGCATCGGGTCAATCTTCACCGACTCGGCAGGACGGCAAATCAAAGTGCTGAGCATCGAGACAGATGATGCCGATAACCCCATACAGATGACCTTGATCTGCAATAGGAGGTACACTAGCCAGTGAATTTCAAAATCGAACAATCGTTCGAGGATGCCGTGGGAGATTTCCTCGGTGGCATTGATGGCTACACACTCTTCAAGGGGTTTGATGAGAACAATCTACTCACGCCTAGAATCGAAGTGGAGGTGTCTGGTCTGGAGTTCGATGAAACGCTAGACGAAACAGGTGAGTCACAGCCCGAATACGCAAAGTTCGACCTGAACATTGAGGTTAGATTGGTAACGAATATGGATGACGGCACCTCTCGCTCAACGCATTACGATGGCATTCAGTCTGTGAGGGAAAAGTTCCTTCGATCTGCTGACAATTTCACTCCGACCAACCTCCCAGACCACAATGTTTCTTACATTCGGCTAGTGACATCTGCCAACGCCATTAACGGATCAATGAGAATCACATCCTCGGAATATCAACTGAGAGCCTCCTGTCTCTTGTCGTGATCAATCTGGATAAACTCAGTTACGGCTATCAGGCCATAGATAAATGTCATTTGTACCTAATTCAAGGCCTTCTAGTGTCAGCGAAGCCGAAAGCGGTTCTGGAATTAGGAGTGGGTACTGGGAATGTGTCTCAGGTGATTCTTCAAGCCTTGAGTTACAACGGATGGGGCAAGCTAACTTGCGTAGACAACTGGCAAGATTGGAAGGGCAAACAGCCACCGATAGCCGCCGAATTAGTCAAGAGCGGTGCTGATGTTGTCACCATGTCTGAGAGGGATTATGTGCGGAACAATACTAGCACAAAGTTTGATTTCATTATGTCAGATGGGGCACACGGAGCAAGCCACCTCTGGTGCGATGCCTTGTACGACATGCTCAGACCGAATGGATACCTAGTCGCTCACGATGTAACGAACAGAAACTTCCAGAATCTCAAGCGATACATCACCGAAGCCAAGAGCCGAAAATACTCACAAATGTTATATCAAACTAGCAGTCGAGAGGACGAGAGATGCGAGCGGGGACTGCTGATCGTTACAAACTGTTGACAGCACAACTAAAGATAGGAAAGCCATGCGAAAAATTGTACTAGATTTCATCGACAATCCTAGACCGAAACTACGGAAAAGGTTAACCACCATGGAACTGAAATGGGCATTGAGGCAAGTCGAGGAAAAGGAAGCCTCACCAGAGGCGACTCCAACCAAGAAAACAAAAACTTCGAAGCAGAACTGGAACGCAGATACTGGGGATTCCTAGACTCGGCCTTTAAACCAAAAACTCAAACAAAAGCATTATGGCTATTACACAAGACGGCACACACAAATTCGGGATCGAATACAGCCCGATCACGATTGATACAAAGACCTACATTCTGGAGGCTATGAGTTTCAACTCTACGGCGAACAGAGTAGACATTGATGATTCAAATGGCGAACCCGTGGGATCAACGATAGTCCCTGGACGCATCGAAGGCTCTGCTACCTTGCAGATCACAGCCTCCGATACAGCACCTGCTCGCGGAGAGGAATTTACGCTAGCATCTGGGGACAATGATGGCACATACATCATCCAAGATGTAAGCGAATCTCAGTCGCAAGGAGATTACGCCAAAGTATCCATCAACTTCTATCACAAGATCAACTAACACTCGGTGTGGAAGATAACCCACGACAGTTGTGGGAACACTACCGAGAGAAGATCGCTGAAGCCAGAGACGATGACTTTAGGAAGCGAGCAGAGGCGTGGGTAGAGGTTCCACACACAATCGCAGGTACAACGATGCCTCCGATGAGCCTGCGGAAGCTAATCTATCTTGAGCAGATTGATTCCCCGCTACTGAAAGGCGAGAATGCCGACCACGAAGATGTGGTGACATTCCTTTGGATATGTTCTGACAAATTCACACCGAGAGAGGCCGAAGCAAAGGCCTTTAGAAAGTCTGTCAAAAAACTTCCAGAAACTTTAGAGGCAGAAATCTCAGAGTACATTAATGACAATCTTTCTTACATGGCTCAAGGTGGAGAAGATGGTTCCCCTGCCACAGAACACTTCGCGGCTTCAGTCATTGATTTGCTCGCAAGCCAGTACGGATGGAATGCCGATATAGTTCTGGATTTGCCGTTGGGACAAATGTTCCAATTGATGGCAGTAATAACGAAGAGATTAGTACAGGCATCTGGCGGTACATATATCGGCTTCAATCCTGCCTCGGACAAGCTGAAGGCAGAATATCTCAAACAAGTGAACGGGGATAACTAATGGCTAAGTTTTCCATCATGGCTTCACTTGGCCTCGACTCATCTAAGTTTCAAGCTGGAGCAAAGAAAGGGCAGACCTCTGGAAGCAAATTCGCGGGGTTTTTGAAAGGGGCTTTTGTGGCAGGAATCGCAATAGCGGCTGCCGCTTTAGTTGCGTTTGCCGCCAAAGGGATCAAGGGGTTTTTGGACATGAACAAAAAGGCTCATGAGGTGTTCACCTTGATTCCTGAAGCATCCGACAAAATGAAGAAACGACTGCTCGATGGGGCGAGGGAGATTTCGACTGCCTATGGTATCCCCGTCACCGATGCTTTACAGGGAATGTACAATGCGTTGTCAGCGGGAATCCCGAAAGAAAATGTTGTCGATTTCTTAAGGGTAGCCTCCGAAGCCGCCAAGGGAGGAGTCGCATCTTTAGCCGATGCGGTAGGGGCAATCACCACCGTCCTCAATGGTTACGGAATGGAAGCCTCCAAGGCCAGAGATGTCTCGGATGTTTTATTCACAACCGTGGTGGGGGGGGTAACGAATTTCACAGAGTTAGGAGCGAACATAGGCAAGGTGACTCCCATCGCTGCCGCCCTCGGGGTTTCCTTCTCGGATGTAGGGGCAATGTTCGCCGATATGACATCCAAACTAGGGGATGGGAAAACAGCAGAGGCGGGAACTCAACTCAACGCCATGCTTTCCGAATTAGCCAAGTCTGGTTCAGTCGCGGACAAGAACTTTAAGGAACTGACAGGCACATCATTCCCTGCGTTCATTAGGGAGGGAGGCTCAGTCAGGGATGCTCTGGTAGCCATGCGTGAGTCCGCTGACGAAAATGACGCGAGCATGATTGATATGTTCGGGTCTTTGGAGGCAGGTAAAGCCGCACTCATTCTCACGGCAGACGGGGCGAGAGGATTGAATGAAGCCTTGAAGGATCAAGAGACGAGAATGAACGCCACTAGGGATGCCTCGAACGAAATGAAGGATTCGTTCTCAGATAAGCTAGCCGTAGCTGGGGAAAAGGTGAATGACATTTTTAGACGGCTGGGAGAAGTGTTCACTAGGATCGCTGGAGGCTCTGGAAGTATTGTGGATATGGCCATCGGATATTTCTCAAATCTCGTAGGCTATTTGGAGGATGGAGCCGAAGGTGCTGGGTTCCTTAGTAAAGCGTTTGATATACTGGCTGTCGTATTCAAATTCATGATAAAAGTTGCCGCTACTCAGGTGAACATTTTCAGGCAAATGCTGACCACAATCGAACTGATGATCACGATCTTTATGGCGTTTGGAAAGATCATAAAGGCTGTGTTCCAACCGCTGTTCACAATCGTAGAAGGAGCGGGTGCCATAATGATGGCATTTGCCGAAGCTGTGTCCGCAGGATTCTCTCCGTCTGCATGGGCAAAATTCGGTAAGGTAGTCGACAGGGAGTTGGACAATGTTCTCGATTCATTTACCAACTGGGGGCCGAATGTCAAGAAGGTCTTCAATGATGAGATAGACAACATAGGCAAGGGTTGGGATAAGTTCAAATCGGACACGGCTAATGTGGTAAAGGAAATCGGAGACATCTGGAAGGAAACAGGTAACTGGGAGTTCATGAACGAGGAGGCTATGGCCAATAAAGCCATGAAGGAAGCCGTCAAGGACGCAGAGAAGTTAGCCGAAGCTAACAAGAAGACTAGGCTGGAAATCGAGAAGAAGAAAAAGCTGGAAGAGGAGCAAAAAAAGTTACTTCAAGAACGCATCGCCAAGATGAAGGAACTGAAGGATAGGGAAGACGAGATCAGGGCGAATATGGAGAGAATGACTGTGCTGTCTGCTCGCTTGAAAGTCCTCGCCAAAGCCAAAGCCGAACTGGCTAAAAAGCAGGCCGAGAGACAGAAGGAAATCAACGCCCTCATCAAGCAGGAGGCAACACTTCACAACGATGCGTTAGCCATCGTAGACAAGCTACTTTCCAAGACGAATTTACGGAATCGGGACGAGAGGAGATTGTTACAAATAAAGGCACGGCTTGCGAAGGATGCCCAAGTGGCTAACGATGCCACAGAGGAAGGAATCAAGAAACTTCTTCGGCATAAAGCCGCCCTTCAGTTGATCAAGGAAACCGAAACTGAGATTCGGAAAGACATGATGCGGAAGGACGGATTGTCTGAACGGATGATTGAGTTCAGACTGAAGGAAGACAAGATTCTCAAACAGATAGACAAGGGGATCGCTGGTACAAATAAAAGGCTGAAACTAGCAGGAGAACATCAGCAGAAATTCAACAACAAACTTCCACCTGCCAAGGTGCTGGTAGATAAGGTTGCCGTGGGGGCTGGCAAGATCAATGCCGAGATCAGAAAAGCCAAGGATGAACAGGTGAAGTTGACCACAAAAACTAAGGAATCTGTGGCTGGATTTAAGGCAATGGGGGGCGAAGCTAAAGAGATCGAAGAAGGACTAAGAAAGGTCGGAGAAGAGATGGAATCCATGAAGTACGGAGTGGATGACCTAAAGATTGACACGGGAGACATCAAGGAGTTGCCAGAGACAATGGACGCGACAAAAGAGAAGTTTGAGGAGATAAATGAAATCGCTTCTAAGAATGATTTGGTGCGGATGGCTAATCATGGTGAGATCAAGGTGACTGCTTCGAGTCCCATTCCTGTCAAGATCGATAACTTAAAGCTAGACACAAAGGCCTTGGGTCAGTTAGCCAAGGGGTCGGGAGCCATGCTCAGAGCCGCCAATAAGTCAGCCAAGCATTTACAGAATATTGATAAAACAACTAAGGGATATTTCATAAACCAGTAATGTATCAAGTCGGTCAAAATCTATACGATGATCCCAATAGCGATGGGTTCGGTCAGGCGGTCAAAATTTCAGTTCGCCCCGTCATTGACTTTCCATTTCCTCTGGATCATTCGGCAATGACTTTCACGGATCAATATGTCCAGCAGTTCGATAACTTTTCTCCGCTTGCTGTGGGGACTCCGCATCCGTACTTGAAGTTAGAAATCAGCGGGACTGTCAGCGTGATCACCAACACAGATGTCGTGACGGGAACGGCAACAACTTTCACCTCAGATTTCCTTCCGAACGATGTCATTTGGCTTAACGGAGTCAGCCACCTAATCGCGAGCATAGACAGCGATACCACAATCACATTAGCGGTACTCTACGAAGGAGTTACTTCCAGTTCTCTGACCGCCTACCGAGCGAAGTGTTACCTCACCTCAGAGGACGGCTTCAATTTCCTAGACAACGGGATCATGTCGTACAATAGGAATTACGCCTCCCTGCCAGACGGCCATGAGGAGTTCAAGATGGCTGGTTTCACTTTTCCTGCCTACCGATCTACCAGTACGGACAAAGGGAACCCGATTCGGATGCAGTTCAACAACATTGTTGTCTCCAAAAACACATGGTCTTATGTCCGCACAAATGACCCCGAGACCGACCTGATAACACTACCGAAATTCGAACCAATTGATTCTGGTGGGAACACAGTCAATTTCGTTGCTTCCGACACTACTCCGACCATGACTACATACGAAAGTTATGTGTCTGGCTCTTCATATGTGCGTACTGCCGAGACCACTGTTAGCCCGTGGCTAGGAAACATCTGGGCAATGCTTAACATTGAAGTGCTGGCACAATGAGCGGATGGAATCTAGCTGAATTAGTAAAGGGGAAGACACCGACTTTCCTGACCACGAACTACGGGAATAAAGTCATCAAGGCTCTGAATGCCTTGGGGAACATTGAGATTTATGCCGATACCTCAGATCGGGTCGTTTACACAGATGATACCATTTACATTTATTACAAAAAACTGGGGTATGAGATCAGCGGTGAGTTCGAACTGATTGACTCCTCAGATATAACTAAAATGTATAAAGTCACCGTCGATGAAGGCACCATTACTGCCATCGACTATGTGGATTCCAAGTACTCAATAAAGGAACTTGAGGTCTGCGAAGATGGAGTGACGCAAACCTACAAATTTGTCATCGAGACATGATGGGTCATGGCGTTCTTTCCAAGCCCGAATAGCGAGGGAGATTGTTGCGATGACCCGTGCGTCTCACAGGAAGACCCATGCGACCCTTGTTGCGTCTGTCTCTTGGAGGAATCAGTCACAGGCATATACATAGCCACTTACGAAACTCAGGTTGTAGGGCCGAGTAGTACATGTGAAAAAAAGTTCTTCGTCTGCACCAGTACTCAATGGTACGATGCCAATGAAGATGCGTGCGGATACCAGTCTGGTGGGCCAGAATATTTTGCCGAACTTGAGCGGTGGCTAATCGGTGACTATGAGAACGAAACCATCGGGTGCGATACGCAGGGCGAAGGCAAATATTTAGACGATGATTCCGATGTAAAGTACTGGGCATATTTCACAACTTATGAGTCGGTCATTGACGGAGGTTGGGTCGATAATACGGGTTGCGATTCTTGCGTCTCTACCATCGACATTTCCTGCGAGGATGAAACGGCAGAATGTGGGTTCGAAGGATTGGAATGTTGCGGCTCTGGAGTTCAGCCCTGCGGTTCTGGAATCTCGCCTTGTTGTGGTTCGGGTACCACGCCTTGTGGATCAGGGATTCCCCCCTGTTGCGGATCGGGAACTACGCCATGCGGATCGGGAGTTGGATCGGGAGTTGGATCAGGCTGTTGTACTGACCCAGACCCATGCCAAGGATCGGGCTGTTGTACGGACCCAGACCCATGTGAGCCAGATTGCGAAAAGTGTTACAAAGGCGAACCTGAGACGAAAACTTTTTGCGTTGAAACAGTAACGACTATTTGCGATGAAGATGAAGTGGAACCGCCAACATCTAGCTGTACATGAGTTGCGAAAACGCAAGTGGTAGTCGCACAGTAGACTTCACCGTTTGCTGTGGCGAAGGCGTTAGCGGTGAAGGTGGTGAGGAGGAAGAGGAAGAGGAGGAGGAAGGTGAGGTAGAGACAGGGTTAGTCGAGAAGTCTATAACGCACGGAGGCAAGAGCCGAAAGTACATTTTGTATGTGCCAGAAGATTGGTCGGCTGGAATGCCTTTGCTTCTGAATCTACATGGCTACACTATGACGGCAGAGGAACAAATTGAATACGGAGACTTCCGTGACATCGCTGACACGAATGGATTCATTATTGCCCATCCTCAAGGAACCAAAGACATTCGAGGAAACACTTGTTGGAATGTCGGTTGGGTCGTGCCTCCTTCGATTCCTTTTGTCGGTGGAATGGCCTTGTGTTCCGCTGATGATGTCGGATTTCTCACAGAAATGATTTCGGAGATCGGTGACGATTACTCCACTAATCCCAACAGCGTTTTCAGTACGGGAATGTCGAACGGAGGCTTCATGAGTTACCACTTAGCTTGCCAAGGTATGACAGCAGGGATTGCGTCCGTAACGGGGTCGATGTCTGACCACACTTATGCCAACTGTTCTGCGTCAGGAATCCCTGTCCTAGACATACACGGAACCGATGACTCAATTGTGGCCTATGATGGTTCGACTATCTACAATGTCTCCACTCCAGAAGTCGTGGCCAAATGGGTAGACAATAACGGCTTGAATGAAACGCCTGCCACTTCGGTAGACGGAGACATTACGCACGACATTTACGCAGGGGGTTCTCCTGTTGAGCATTACAAAATAGACGGATGGGGGCATGAGTGGCCTGATTGGGCTAGCACTACTGTTTGGGACTTCTTCAAAAGGTTTGTCACATCGAATCCCGAACCGCCCGAACCCCCCACAACTCCTCCAGACACAACAGGAAAAGTCGAATCTTCAAAAGTTGCAAAACACATAGGAGACACATACTGGGATTTGCTCGAGCCAGACAATGAGCCGAAGGGGAAGACCGACCTCAGGGCTTGCTGTCCCGCCATTGCCTCACCGTGCGATGCCCCGCCATGTTGAAAGCGAAAGAAATCGTAGGCAGTTGGGGGCTAGGCGAGCAATGGATGTCCGCAGACGAACCAGAGAAAGTCGCGATTCTAAACGGCCTAAAAATAGACAATTCCACAGCGATAGAACGCACGAAACTTTTTGATAAAGGCAGTTATGACTTTACTGCTCATGGCATATTCAATCCGTCAGTAGTCAGCGATGGGAATGACCTGACATTGATCTTCAGAACCGAGCCAAGCGAAGCCACATGGAGTGGATATTTGTTAACGGATAAAGGTGTGCCACAGATCAGCGAGGGAACGATTAGCCGTAGGGGGATAGACATTCAACCCCCCTCCCCCATCATGAGCGGAATGCCCCTGTCTTGCCGTCCAGAAGATTGGAGATTGTTTCGGCACAAGGACCATATCTACACGAACTTTACAAACTACTTTTACCTGAATAAAGGCTGGCCTCAGAAACAAGTCCAATGCCGAACTGCGTTGGGAATCTTGCTAGACAATCGGATTTCTTTTATCAGGGAAATGCACGGCCATCGGGTCGGTGTCAAAACTAGACGAGAGGAAAAGAATTGGGTCTTTTATAGCTACAAAGACCAGATGTATTGCCTTTACTCCATAGAGCCTTGGGTACTATTTAAGTGCGATGATGGTGGAGGGGTTCTGGAAGTAGTCACAACTGAGATGCGTTTACCTAGGCTGGGATGGAAATATCTAAGCAACAGCACGAACCCGATTTTGGTCACAGTTCCTCACTACGGAGAATGTTTCCTAATGTTCTGCCATCAATTCATGACTCCGAAAGGAAAAGGCAGTCGAAATCGAACCTACTATCAGCACGCGATTCTGTTCGATTGCAAGACGATGATCCCATTCGCGTGGACGCCACAACCATTCGTTGGTGGAGGCATTTCAACGGGAGGAAGGCATGATGGTGTCGTGTATTTCTCAGGTGCGTTTGCTTGGGACAGAGCCGTGTATGTCTTCAGCGGAGAAGGCGATTCCTATTCAGCGATGTACAAAATCAAAATTACCGATTTAATGAAACACATGTATGCGTTATGAGTGGGACACAAAATCGGAAAAAATGTCCCACCCTAATATTTTTTGAGCAAAATATCTTATGTTAGTCAGCAAGCAATTCAACCAGATCGCTCAGAGAAAACCTTGGCGAAAGCAGTTCAACTCCCTGATTAAAGAATACGGAAAGCCTCTCGGTGGGGCACATACAATTCCTGACGAAATCTGGAATACTTTCCTCGTAGACATCGGCCAAAGAAAAAGCCGAGGGCTGGGAGATACCATCGCGAAGATCACTAAGGCTCTGGGGGTCAAAAAGCCTTGCGGTGGATGCAAAAAGAGACGGAGGCTAGCCAATAAAGTCCTTCCTTATAAGAAATGAATTGCTTGGTACACATACCGAAGAATGGAGGGACTAGCATTCGTGACATATTCTCCCCACCGAAGCCAATCTGGGAAAAGCATGCGTGTCTCCAAGAGGTTTATGACTGCGTAGGCAAAAAGGCTTTCTACGATTCTCAGTTCCTAGCCATCACCAGAAATCCTTGGTCGCGTCTCTATTCTTGGTGGAAATTTCACAAGCAAACTAAACAGCTCCATGACTACCAATGTTCGTTCACAGAATGGATGTTGAAATGGTGTCCCCATCATTGGACGAACAGCCCCTTCTTCGGCGGGAAGCATGGCCACAGATATGACGCATACATTCACGCCCCGTTTCGGCAGAAAGCTTTCGTTATGGTCAACGGCAAGGTTCCGAAAAATGTCAGAGTCATCAGGCTCGAAAGAATGGAAAAAGAGTGGGAAGAGGTCTGCCAGTTTTTCAGCCAAGCTCTGCCTATGAAGGTCAGCAATAAAACGGCTTCATTCGGTGAGTACCGAAAGAAATATAACGCAAAAACAAAAGCCATCGCATCGGCTTTATGTAAGCAAGACATCGCGTGGGGGCAGTATGATTTTTGACTCAGTAAGGGTTCACACCTACTACGATGGCTCGAAGATTCCTGAGTGGAATCAGTTCGGGAAGGCGAGTGCCAAACTGCAAATGGCTTGGGCCAATCAGCACAACTATCGGTTCAATGCTCATGTCGGTAGGCAGTTGCCCAAGCTTGTTCACGCATGGGACAAAATCCCTCTCCTAATCGAAAGTATGAAACGGGGAGATGCGGAGTGGCACATGGTCTTGGACGCTGACATTTTCATCACTAACCTCGACCTGAGTCTGAACGACCTTCTGGCTGACTATGACTTCAGGGTAGTTTACACAGGGACAGATTGGAAGTACCCTATCAACGCAGGAGTCCTACTGGCTCACCAATCTAGCTTGGCATTGTTTCAAGCCATCCTCAAACTCCAAGGGGCTTGCCCAGACGGACTTTATGAGCAGGGAGTCTTACAGCAATTCAGAGCAGGATGCCCCGAGTGGCATCACAACATTCAGCCCGTGGCTCACCGCATCTTTAACTCGTACTCAGCCAACGCAGACCAAGATTGGATCGGGACTTGGGATCGGGGAGATTTCCTTGTTCATTTCGCAGGCTGGAGGCTGGCAGAAATCATGGCTACTCACGGAGGAGCATTCGCGGGATTTGAATCTAAAACAGCATGGGAATTTTCGCTTGCTCTCTCGGCATCTCTTTTGGGTCTCAGGAAAAAAATTACAGCGAGTCGAGAATGAACTTGCGGACAAATGGTGGGGGTGAAATGTCCGCGATGTTGACGAAAGGCCAGATGACATGAGATGCGTACTTTTGTTATTCCTGTCGACACTTTTGGCTGGCTGTCGTGTCTCCACTCTTTACCCGATGGCGGGAGCGGTCATTGGAGGGGCAGGAGGCAGTCTGGGAGGCCCAGTAGGGGCTGGAGCAGGGGCAGGTCTAGGGTACGCCGCTGGGGAGGTCATAAAGGCCTCTGACGAGGAGGCTGATTCGGTGGCTACAAACATCAAAACGATAAAAGCTTTGTCTGAAGGCGACATTTCTAAGCTCGTTGAACTCCAATTAGAGCAGGAATCAAATGGATGGATGGATAAAGTCCTAGACGAGATTTATGGCTTACTTAAGCTGTCGGCTATTGGGTTTGCTTTGTATTTGTTGATCCCGATACTTTACACAAAATACTTACATAAGAAAAATGAGCGACATAAGTGATCTTTTACATTGGACTTGGGTAGCAGTCTTTGGCGTGGTTTCATACTTCTTGAAAGACCTTTATGGCCGTTTCAAAGAGGAGGAGGCTAAAATCTTAAAACTGCAACTGGAAGTCCAGAAGCAGGGAGCCGAAAATCATGCGATGGTCAAAAGTATCGATCAGGTCAGCGAGGCACTCAGAGATATGAACAGAAAAATAGATAGGCTACTGACCAAGTAGGGCTTAAACAGTACATTCTAGGGGGTCGAATCGACTCCTTAAGAAGTGACATTTCAAGGCTTAGCCAAGCCTCAAATCTTTTCAAATCTTTTGTTTACAGCTGGGATATGCCATGTTAGTTATGCGGCTTCCAGTCAAAAAGAAAAGTCCCAACAGCACCGAGGCTGAAGGGACCTTAAAACAATAAATGAATGAAGGGTCACAAATAATGGAAGAGACAACAACCTGTCAAGCAGGTATCAATGCTCTCGTTATTCCGTCCGAAATCTTCTCTAGGCTTTATGAAGCCAAGATAGGGAAGTTCGTGGAGAAACGAGGAAACTCAGGAGGGTCATTTCGAGCCTCCTACTTATCATGGGCACATGCCTATCGGCTTATCAAAGAGGAACTACCTTCGGTGATGGTCGACTTTGAAAAAGCCCCAGATGGCGGCATAGTTCATACGCACCAATATGGGTCTGGCGAAGCAACGGCTTCGGTTCGACCTTTCCTTACAGATGGGGTCGGCAGAACAACCTGCATTCAGTTCCCCATTATGGACAATAGATTCGGGGCAATCGAGAATCCAGATGCGAGAGAAATCTCTGATGCCTGTCAGCGTGGTGCGGTAAAAGCCATCGCGGTCTTCACAGGGTTAGGCTTACCTTTGTATTGTGGAGAAGACATACCTAGTGATGATTCCCAAACCACTACAAAACCAGATAAGGATGATGTCTTTGAGCAGACCAAAGAGACAAATGATGTCCGTGACAAAGACCCCGTGCGTTCCGCAATCCCAGATTCAGCACGACTCTATCTCAATGTTCCCTTCAAGGAAAAAGATGCCGCGAAGGAAAAGGGTGCAAGATGGGATACGGAGCAGAAGAAATGGTACGCAACTTCCGAGAACTTCGACCAGTTGAAAGACTACGCCGAAGGGCTGAAGCCAGCCACAGCCATTAAAGTGCCCAAGGAAAAGAAAACGAAGGCAGACAAGGCCGTTGAGGAGCAGAAGTTGGAGGAGGGAGGCATTGCGAAAGCAGAGGCCGAACCCGATCCAGACCTAGAGGAAGATGTACCATTCTGATTGGGGAAAACAACCATGCCAAACAACCACAGAATGCACGACAATAGCCTGCGTGCCTATGAAGAAGAAAAGGACGCATTAGGGAACCGTGCCAAAGAGATATTGAAGTATCTTGAAGGTACGCCCCGCCCTCAGTCTGATAGGGACATAAGAACGGCAATGGGGTTCACAGATATGAACCATGTCAGACCTCGCCTCACCGAATTGATTCGCGTGGGATTAGTGTTCGAAGTCGGGAGACACAGATGTGCTGTTACAGGAAAAACAGTACGGATTGTCTTACACCGAAAATTCGTTGAACCAAACAAACGCCAACTGGAGTTATTCTGATATGCCAATGACTGAATATGACAAAGAAAACCTACAGGCAGTACTGAGTGGACATGGGACATGGTTCACAGCCAAACTGCTTCGCCTAATATCGCGATCTGACAGAAGTAAAATGGAGCAGATGCATCTGGCATTCCCAGAGGAAGTCGAGTTGGTCTATCAATACCAAAACGGCAAGTGCTGGGAGGACAGAAACGAATGAAAGGAGTTCCTAGCAGTACGCGAGAGACGCATAGCAATAACAACGATGATCAGGATGAACTTCTCGGCAAAAATGATGCGAAAATAGTTCATGTTTTCCGAACCAGAGAGGACGGCATAACTGAGGCTAATATCCAATCTAAGGATTACGCCTTAATGATCGCCTCGTTCCTCTGGTACAAACTAAAGGAGGGAGACAAAGGTTGGGCTAAGAATATGGTCTTCCCCATGTGGATCATTGAGGCCATCCAGAGAATAACGCAGTTCAACTCAAGCCTAAATGTCGGAACTCAAATCTGCCTCGGGGCCATTGCTCAAGGACATCAAAAGCCTTATGCGGAAGAAATAATCAACACCTTGCTAAAGGGGACTAAGGCCGAAGGGCAATATGATCATGTGTACAAGAAGTAAACAACCACGGAAGGTTCGGCAGGAAGAGATAGACGAGCTAGTCAAGCAAGTCAAAGACACGAATGCCGAGATCGACAAAATGAAGTTGGGGGACTCATTCGACCACGAAGAGTTCGTCCGACAATCTGAAAAAACAATAAATGAAATGATGAATGAAAATGGAAATCAAAACGAAAGCCTATGAGTGTGGCAAATGCGGAAAGGAGGAGGAACATGAGACGAACCATTGGGGTAACATCTATAATGTCTTCTGCTCCGTATGTGACACCATTAGGGAATGGAAAGTCAGCGAGGAAATCCCCGAAGATGGATGGGTTCCTCACCCTTGGACAAATCACCCAATCATTGGCGTAGACGAGAAGACAGTTAAGCTGGAAAAGGTTAACTTCCCCTTCTTTAAACTCGCAGTTGAGGATGCGGATAAGAACCGAAAAAAAGTGTTCGCCTATGGTGGCATTGTATTCGCTACTAATTACGCCAAATCAATAATTGAGTTCGTAGCAAAAGACATCGCCAAAGGAAAGCCGATCACGATTGTTCAACCGCAGAAAGGAGGGACGGAATGAGGAGCGTTAAGCGATTCACAGACATAAACAAATGGAATCAGGTCTGGTTCAGAGAAATGGAACCATCGCGAAAACTATTCTTCTTGTTTCTCGTGGACGAATGTGACTCGGCAGGGGTCTGGGAAATTGATCTCAGGGGAGCAGAGTTCAAAACTGGGCTAACCATTGAGGTCGTTGGGGATTCCATTGAGGAAATCATCCAAACTGGTCGCCTTGAGCGGATCGGAACTGGGGAAAGAGTATGGCTGACGAAGTTCATAATGTTTCAGTACCCGAAGGGACTAAAGGAGGACTATAACCCACACAAACCGATATACGAATCCATTGAAAAGAACCATCTGCCAATCGACCATCTCTACAATATTCAAATGTTGGTCAAGCCTTGCCAAACAGTACAGGATAAGGATAAGGATAAGGATAAGGATAAAGATAAGGTAGTGGATAAGGTAGTGGAAACTATACTCGACCTAGCCATTGGATTATGGAACAGGGAGGTATCCCCGAAGATCGCAGGCAAACCACAGGTCAAGCACCACACCAAGGGTAGAGCCAGAAGGCTAAAGAGCCTGCTAGATCGGCTCAAGACAGGCCGTGCCGAACTGGAAGACATACCGAAGGATGCCGATGAACTATATCCGTTCAGAGTTATATCTGAAAAAGTTAAGTTCAGCCCTTTTCTGACGGGGCAATCCTCAGATTGGAAGGCGACTTTCGATTGGGTTTTGATTCCGAAGAACTGGCAGAAGATAATGGATGGAAATTACGACACAGCACAACCACAACGAATAGAGAAAGTAGATCATGAGCGAGGATTCAACTGAACCTAAAAAAATTGGGGAAACGATAGACAGCGAGAGCAGAGTACACAAATTCGTCTGCGAGAATACGGGGACAATATTTGAAGCCGAGCAGGTAATGTTCGGTGGGGAATGGTTTCCAGAGTATCGGTTTTGCGAAGAAGAAACCGACAGGCTAATCGCGGAAGAAAAAGAAAAGGATCGCCTGAGGAAACAAGATGAATGGCGGCTGAGAATGCGGCTGAAATATGAAAAGGAATGTCCTCAAATAATGAAAGAAACGGATCACTCTAGGCTTCCGCAGGGACCATTAGGCAAGGTTCTAGGATGGAAGTATCAACCGAGGGGAATGATTCTCCATGGCGAGAGTGGAACGGGAAAGACCAGATGTGTCTGGGCGAAAATAAAACAGCGAGCAGACGAGGGGTATGGTTGGACATATTACTCAAGCCGAAGGCTATCTGACCTTTTACTCAAATCTGTCTTCGATAAAACTCACGATAGATTCATGTCAGACCTAACCCGAACTCCTCTGCTGTTCATTGATGACTTAGGAAAGGAAAAGGTCGGAGACAAATGGATGACTGATCTGTTCGATATTGTCGACAGGAGATGCGAGGAAGGAAAGCCAATCATCATCACCACGAACTACAATGGGGACAAATTAGAGCAACGAATCCTGCGAGCAAATCCCGAGCATGATGAAACCTGCAAGGCGTTACTGAGGCGGTTCAAGGAGTTTTACCACAGCGTATCTTTTCAAGGGGCGGGGGGGGTGCAGAAATGAAACAACTCAGGATAGGGAAGATCGAAAATACCATTTGCGAGTACGGGCATTATTTCGGTAAACATTGTGTACTCCTTACCACATGTACATCGAAGACGGCCGTCCAGAGAATGAGCCTCCAATCAATACACAAGTATGTGGATGAATGCGATCCCTGCTTTGTACAAATTCAAGGCGAGACCGATCTCATGGAAGACGATCCGTGTAACCCTGAGTCGTTTACTCCGCAACTGACTAAGGCGTATTTGGATTCCACCAATAAGCCAATACATCTAACAACCAAAGGGTGTTGGCCTGTCAATCTCATGGTCGATAATTTCACTCTGAGATTTGATCCGAATAACTATCCCACGCATGAGAATATCAGGTATGGATCAGAAGCAATTGTGGAGGTTCGCCATGAGGAAGACATCGAATCTTGGCTCTATTGTGCTGACGAAAAACTTGATTACATTCGTACTTGGCTTAAAGCAAAAAAAGGATACGATACCACCGAGATGATCAAGGACTATATTCTGACCGAAGGGATCAAGGGCTTGCGGTGGCATGCGGATACTTTGCAAATATGACGAACTGGTAAAGCCGAAGAAACTTAAGCCAAATCCTCGGAATCCCAACACACATCCAGAGGAGCAAATTCGGCTCTTAGGCAAAATCCTATCGGTGGCATGGAGACAGGCTATCGTGGTGAGCAAGCGAAGCGGTCTGATCACAAAAGGCCACGGAAGACGCAGAGCGGCAATCAAGGCAGGTCTGGAATTTGTTCCAGTTGAGTATCAGGAATATGAAACGGACGAAGAGGAAAACACCGACCTGATAGCCGATAACCAAATCGCATCCCTATCCATACTCGATACCACTATTCTAAAGGATGTGCTAGGCGAATTGGACAGCGGGGCAATAGATATGGAGTTGACAGGCTTTAGCGAAAATGATCTCAGTCATCTAATGTCTCAGTTTCACCAAGGAGATTCACCAACCATGGACACGAATTGTCCGTACTGCAAAAAACCATTATGAAAACAGTTGAACTGAAGGTAGCAGACCTCAAGCCGCACGAAAAGAACTACCGCAAACATCCAGAATCCCAGATCGACCACATCGTGGCTTCCATTGAGGAGCATGGGTTCTATCGGAACATAGTTGTGGCGAAGGACAATACCATCCTAGCGGGGCATGGCGTATACTTGGCGTTACTGAAGATGGGGGCAGAAGTGGTACCCGCGTTCAAGGTTAACATCGGGCCTAATCATGCGAAGGCGTTAAAGCTACTAACTGGAGATAATGAAATAGCTAGGTTGGGATTTGTGGATGAATCTCAACTGACCGAGATACTTCAAGAGATTGATAGTTCAGACCTCACGGAACTTCTAGGCACGGGCTTTAGTCAGGATGTACTGAATGTGAGAGTCAACGGGGTAGGCGTGAATAGTTCCGATGAAGAATGGGCAGGGATGCCAGAATACTCATCAGAGGATTTGACTCCTCATAACAGAATTGTCGTGTCGTTTGAAAACGATGAGGACAGGCACGCTTTCGCTAAAAAGCTAGGCATAGAGGTTACGGAAAAGACCCGAGCAATGTGGTACCCAGATAAGCCTCAGGACAAGATTGAAGACAAGCGGTATTGATGTTGCCTCAGTTTCCCATCTACCTGCCCACCAAGGGTCGGCATTCGGTACGGCTGACCAGCAAATATCTATCATATCTAAAGATTCCTCACCACTTAGTAGTCGAGGAACAAGAGGCCAATCTATACAGGGAGGCCATCAAGGGAAATGCGTATCCAAAGGTTGTGGTCTTGGACAGGAAGTACCAAGATGAATACGATACCTTTGATACGCTAGGAGACACGAAAAGTAAGGGGCCAGGGCCAGCGAGAAACTTCGCGTGGGATCATTCTATTTCCGAGGGACATAAGTGGCATTGGGTTATGGATGACAACCTGAGATCGTTCCGAAGGACGCATAAGAATAGACAGATAAAAGTATCCGATGGTTCGATCTTTAGAGCGATGGAAGATTTCAGTTTGCGGTACATCAATCTGTATATGGCAGGGCCTCAATACATGATGTTTCTTCCGTCAAAGTACAAGAGGAAGCCAGTCGTTTTTAACACTAGAATCTATTCATGTAACCTGATTAGAAATGACATTCCGTATCGGTGGCGTGGTCGGTATAACGAAGACACAGACATCAGTTTGCGGATTCTCAAGGATGGATTTTGTACGGCTCAATTCAACGCCTTCCTCCAAGAAAAGACAGTCACTCAGGCAATGAAAGGTGGGAACTCCAGCGAATTTTATGACAAGGAAGGAACCTACAATAAAACGAAAATGCAATGCGACATGCATCCTGATGTTTCCAAGATGATGCACAGATGGGGACGCATTCATCACTTCGTAGACTACGAGCCATTCAAGGCCAATAAGTTGATAAGGCGGGAAGATATTGATTGGGACAAAATCACGGAAAAGCCCAACAATTATGATATGAATCTGCGTGAAAAGGGGGAAGAAGATGTGCTGTCTCCTAACAGGATGACATGAGCAAATCAGCCATCTTAGACACGCCACCTCCGCAACTATTAAAGGGATTTCTTATGGGATATTCACACCTATACCCCATCAATGTCCATACGGCTAGGGAACTCCTCAAGAGCGGAAAACATACTGATCTAACAGAGGAAGATGATTACTATGTTGCGAAACTATGGCATCAGTTCTCGCGAAAAAGCCGTGCTGACTTACAGCACATAGCCACAGGCTCATACGGCAAGAAACCCACGCCTCTGACTGACCAAATACCGCACCTAAAATGTATTGTTGATCTGGGATGCGGGGTTGGCTACACGCCAACAATATTCAAAGAATTGTTCCCGAATGCCAGCGTCTATGGAACCAATACTAAGGGGGCAAAACAGTATGCTTGGTGCCAGAAGATGGCGTATGAGAACAGGTGGGAATTAGTGCCAGATGCCTCCGTCATTCCGCAGAAAGCCGATATGGTTTTTGCTTCAAATTACTTCCAGAATACCGAGAAGCCTGTCGAGCATCTCATTGAAATAATGGCCAAGCTAAGGCCTTGGATATGTGTAATTGCTAACGCATTCTCAGGTGACTATGTACACAATCTAAAGGCTGTCTCAGCAGTAGAAATCAGCACAATGTTTAACAACCAAATGGCTGGTATGGGGTTCAAAAAACAGAAGCATAAGTGTGCCTCTAGCCGTGCCGAAATCTGGATGAACCCACACGGATTCTAACGCTATGGCTTTACAGAGAATGACAGTAAAAGGCGTGAAGGCTTTCGTCCGACCTGAGACCTCAGACCCGTTTGTAGTACATGAAGTCATCACAGGAAACGCATACAGAAAACTGAACATTAGGCCAGATGATGTTGTGCTAGATGTGGGGATGAATATCGGCATGTTCACAGTCCAAACTCTGGCCAAAGGAGCGTCTGTTTTCAGCTTCGAACCAGACCCCGAGAACTTCAAACTAGCGACCAAGAATGTGGAAATCAATGGGTTCAAGACAGGGTATGAGTTGAACAACAAGGCCGTAGTTGGAACACAAGATGAGGTACGGACATTCAGTATCAATGGCAAGAAGAACAAGGGGGCACATTCGCTTGTTGAGAAGCGTGGGAGATCATCAATTGCCGTGCGGTGTGAGAATATCAATTCCGCTATTGAGCGTGTGAATCCAACCGTCATAAAAATGGATATTGAAGGGGGAGAGTACGAGTGCCTACACGCGATCAAATCGTGGGGTAGATGCCGTGAGTTCATTATGGAATTTCACCATGCTCACCTCAATGACATCAAGCTTAGAACCAAGTACAATGAACTGATAGGCATATTGAAAAGGGCGTTTACCAATGTGGACTATCGTCCCCAGACCAAGCGTGCATGGGTATCATTAGTTTACGCAAATCGTGTGGTAGATGCCGATCAATAGCAGGTCAAAAGGAGCGAGGTTTGAACGCGATCTCGCGGATCAATTGCGTCAATTAGGGTTCGAGGCTAGACGGGGAATCCAGTTCAGAGGCGGGGAAGATTCGCCCGATGTCATATCCGATTTCCCGTTACATATCGAAGCAAAACATGTGGAAAAGCTGAACCTTTATTCAGCCATTGAGCAGTCAAAAAGGGATTCGGGCGGGAATCCATATTGCGTTATTCACAAGCGGAATCGTGGGGAAACCTTCGTGACATTAGAACTGTCTCAGCTTGTAGAGATCATACGGAAGTAACCTGCCTTTTCTTATATAGGTAAGATTCCCCTGATGTGGGATATTTGGGTGGGATTTCTCACCAAAACTGTGAAAAGATTTTGCGTAAATCGTTGGAACGCAGTAGACTAGGAGTTTGTTCATGTGTTTTTTTTGTTTACAGCGTAGCGTTCTCATACTAATGTGAATACTCACATTACATCTTCCACACAAACAGCCACACCTCCTACACACAAATAATCACAACCAAAACCAACCATGAAAACATACCAAGCAAACACCAAATACTCCGAATCTCAAATCGGGGACAAAATCACTTACACCAGAAATTACAAATTTGGCAAAACCGAGGAAATTACTTCCACCATCATCGCCATCAAAAAAACCAAATACTTCTGGATCATTCTTACCGAAGAGGGATCAGAATTTTCAGTTCCAGCATCAGCATAAAAAACTAACCACAAAATAAAGGAAACAACCACAATGACAGTAGCAGAACTAATCGCCGATCTCAAAACCCGTGACCAAAACGCCCAAGTTGAGTTTATCACCAAGAAAAAATGGGGTGAAATCAAAACCACATCTCCTCTCACGGAACTCGAAAATCATACTGAAACAACTTGGGAAAAAGATACTCCCATCTCAGAACAAAAATTCGTCCTTCTCAACGGGAAATTCTAAATCAACCAAATCCAAAAAAACAACCACATGAAAAATACAATCGTTCCCATCTCGGCTCTCGACACAAAACCCGCTGAAATACTTCCGAAAAAACTCGGCTGGTCTCTCTTCAAAACTCGCGACACCTCACTCGGGGAAATCTGGGATGGACCATGCATCACTTTTTTCTGGTCATCCGAAAAATCTGCTCCTTCAAAAGCGAGACGATTCCTCAAAAAAGACATGAAAAATTGGTGGTACGGAGGCTTCTGTCTCATCGACGAAGAAAACGGCCAGATCATCAACTTCACCTACATGCCAAAACAGCTGATCACCAGATCACATTCCTAAAAAATAATCACAACCAAAAATCATACAAAAACAACCACAATGAACACACGACACAACAGACGCAATCCCATCAACATCAAAGCTCACACAAGGCCAGAAATCGACACCATCCAGATCAGCCTTTCAGTTAGCGAAGGAAAGGAACTCAGAAACTCCATTGTCATGAGAATGGATCGCCTTGATGAAAGAGTTCAACAGTTGAGGGGAAGCAAACCATCTCCGAAAAAATCTGAGGACTTGAAATTCCTCGAAGATCGCCTCGCGGTTGTCAGTTCAGCCTCAGATAAATTGTCAAAATCACTTCGGCCGAATCCGCATCCTGACATCTTATACAAAATCAAAACCAACCTGAAGGGTACTGAAATAACTTCATACACCGTATGGGGAGATG